CTACGCCCAGAGATGTCCACAGACCGCACACCGGAAAATCTAATTACCTTTCTGGAGTTTGCCCGGGAGACGCAAAGTGAATACGGCGTAAAGGTTACCGGCACCTCCGGCAGTGAATACTTTTCACACAACGGGATTCCCGTTACCAAAGAAGAAGCGGCCATCCAGTTCGACCCAATTCGCCAAGCGGTTAAAGTGGCGAACGGGGATTACTCGGTGGTCGTGGAACGCTCCTTCGACTTGCAGACTTGGCATCAAGTGTTACACACCGAAGTGAATCCTGGCGCCGTGGTGCGCATGGTAGATACTACACGGACCGGACAAGCCTTCTACCGCTACTCCGGTTACCGAAGCGATTGATCCCTCCCCAAACCGCTGGCAGACCGGGAAATAGTCTGCCGCTTTTTTTTTGCTTTACAATTCCATGGAACCTTATAAATTACAGACAGCTTATGAACAACCAAAACAAGATGAACCTACTGATCGACCCCGTGGCGGTATTCCCGAAGGTCGAGAAAATGATATATTCGCAGGCATGGAAATTCGCCAAGAAGTATCCAATCACATTTGAAGAAGCCAAGGCCGAAGCATACTACGGTTTTATTCGGGCATGCTATAAGTTTGAAGGGCGGGGAAGTAAATTCTCCTCGTGGTGTTACTTCATTGTATGGGTCACACTCAAAGACCTTATAACGGCACGGGCCAAAGACCCCATGATTCCCGTCGACCCCATGCCACACACAGAAGCGGAGCGGCGGGATGTGGAGGAATTGATGGGAACCGTTTCGGAAGAAGGTATTAAGTTCAAGGAGGAGATTGAGGATACCGTTTCCGATCTCTCCACCGAGGCAAAGGAGATGCTGGGATTATTATTGGAACCGCCCGCAGAACTCCTGGAAGGAGATCGCCCCACACCGAAACAGTTACTCTCCAGAGTTAAGAAGCACCTCCTTGCAAAGGGAAGAGCCAAGGCTCAACTCAAGGTAGCATACGCAGAGTTGGAAGAGCGCATTAAGGGCGCACTGGCAGCATGACCAAACTAAGACCATTTCAAATTGAGGGTGTTAAAGAAATCTACAAGTTCCGCGGGCGGGCATTGCTTGCCGATGAACAAGGGCTAGGGAAAACGATCCAAGCCTTGTATTGGATTTTCAAATGCAAGAAGCGGAGGCCCGTGGTAATCGTAACACCGGCCTCGGTGAAGTATGCTTGGCAAGCGGAAGCAGCCCTTCACCTTAACATGCGGGTCGAGGTAATTACCGGGCGCCGGAAGAAAAGACTAATGACCCTGCCAGGAGATATCGTGATCATCAATTACGACATCCTTGCCAGTTGGCTCCCCGCCCTGAAAAGGGCTAAAGCGGAAATCATTGTCTTTGATGAATGCCATTACATAAAGAATCCGGATGCCAAACGAACCAAAGCCGCATTGGAGCTTTCGGAAAAGGCTTCCTCGGTGGTGGGACTAAGTGGCACTCCCCTTACCAACAGACCAATCGAGTTATGGCCAATCATCTACGCCATCAACCCAGACCTCTTTCCGGACCGGGGCAAGTATGCTTGGAGATATTGTAAGCCACGCTATACACCATGGGGCTGGATGTATGATGGGGCCTCCCGCACTGGGGAACTTCACCGCAAACTCTCCTCCCAATGTATGATCCGGAGGTTAAAGAAAGACGTGGCCAAGGAACTCCCCGCTAAGATCCGTAAGGTGGTTCCATTCAAGTTGGCCTCCTACGTGGAATACAACAAAGCCCAGAATGATTTCATCGAATGGCTTAAAGAGATATCCCCTTCCAAAGCCAAGCGGGCCAAGAAGAGTCAGGCACTTACGAAGATTGGATATCTGTTACGGCTTACGGCCAAGTTGAAATTGGAATGGACTACCAAGTGGATTGAGGAGTGGCTGGAATGTAATCCCGGGGAGAAACTAATTACGTTCACCTCCCACACCTTCGTCCTTAAACATCTGGCAAAGGTGTTCGGGAACAAGGCGGTCACCATTGATGGCAGTGTGACCGGAAGGAAACGGGAAGAATCCAAGCGCCGGTTTATTAATAATAAAAAGGTCACTCTGCTCCTGGGAAATTGGGTGGCCGCAGGTGTGGGTTTGAATCTGCAAGTGGCAAGCAACATTGCCGGGCTGGACTTCCCATGGACACCGGGCGACCTCATGCAAGGGGAGGACCGGATTCACCGCATCGGGCAAACCAAACAATGCCTCATCCATTACCTAGTGGCACAGGATACGATCGAGGCCAAACAGATTAAAGTGTTACAGAAAAAATCCCGCATCTTGGATGCCATTCTTAACGGCACTCGCAAAGGGAAAGACGTGGATATGTTTAACGAGTTAATGAAAGAGATGGTATGAACAGAACATCGAAGATTTCACAGACCCCTTTGAACAGGTCTAAACCCCATCACCGGGGAACCCTGTTCCTCGAAGGTGTCCCCAAGTCCACCAAGGCTGCGTTTAAATCCGCATGCGCAAAACAGGAAACGACCATGCGTGATGCCATGATAAAATTGATGCGGCAATACATTAAGGACACGGAGAACAGATAATAGAAATGGATGTTGGCAAGTTTTGGTTCTTGCTACCGCAAACCCCGTGGGCGTTTACCATCTTGGACGTCCGCGGGGTTTTTAATTATGACCGCTGAAGAAATATTAGAGGATATGGGAATCCGGTTCTTACGAACTGGTCACCACCATTGCCGCCCCGGTTGGATTCAACTCGACTGCCCGTGGTGCGGTCCGGATTCCCAGAAGTATCATCTGGGCTGGAACTTGTCTTCCAATTACACACACTGCTGGAAGTGTGGAGGGCACTTTGCGGATCTGGTTTTAGTCGAGCTCGGTATGGCTAAAACCAAGGCTCGAGCACTGCTTAAGGGCTTGGACATACCAGAACCCACCGAAAGCCCCGTGTCGCGCAACGTGGTGCGAATTCCGTCCGGTCTGGAACCTTTACCCAAAGCGCATCGGGAGTATCTACGGGGCAGGGGTTTTAATCCCAAGAAGATTGCCCGGCTATGGCAAGTTCAAGGTATCCGTATCCACTCCCGTTTGCCATGGCGGATTTACATTCCCATTACCTACCGTGGGGAGGTGGTGTCCTGGACCACCAGAACCATCTCGGCGGAAGTATCCCAAAGGTATATTTCAGCATCCGCGGAAGAGGAAAAGATGAATCACAAGTCCATGCTCTACGGGCAGGACTATTGCCACCATTCCATCGTGGTGGTGGAAGGGCCAATGGATGCTTGGAATGTGGGACCGGGAGCCTGTGCCATGTTCGGCACCGCCTTTACCTCTGCGCAGGTTCGCCGGATTGCTCAGCACCCTTACCGGTATATCGTTTTCGACAACACAACCGATGCCCAACACCGGGCGGAGGAACTGGCGCTCCAGTTATCGGCATCCTCTGGGATTACTGAAATCATTAATTTGGATGCGGATGACCCCGGTAGCGCCACACCTAAGGAAATCCGGTTACTACGTAGGGCAACCAAGCTATAGTGTCTCATGCTCATCCAGTGTCTCAAGACACTTGTCTCATGGTGATACAATTTCCCCTTCCGGATATACGTAAGTCGTTGATATAGGATAAAAATCCAGTTGGTCCAGGACTTGCTTATATATAAACCGTGAAAGAAAATAACCAAAACCAAACGAACCAAACTGAAATCGAAACCTTACCCGCTCACGTGGTGGCATGGAACAACAGTGCGGAACTTTACTTCCTCCCCGTGTCCGCTTTGGGTAAACAATTTTGGTTTGCTGGTAAGGAATACACGGTTCAAGGTATTAGCCACACCAAACGCAGCCTCCCCATCCTTACCACGGATTCCAATGGCAAGCGCCGTTGCTTCAGTGCCAAGATCGTTCGCCGTTATTTCTAATTCATAAACCAAAACCAAGAAAGACCAAACCAAGATGAGAAACGTAATCAAAAATATCCGCCCCGAAATTGAAGCCGCCCTTAAGGAAGTTGCCCTGCGCCATGGCGTGGTGATTAAGTGTGGGAACGGCAGTTACACGGCGAACAACTTCACTTTGAAGTTGGAAGCCAGCGCCATTGATGCGGCAACCGGCGTGGTGTTCACCAAGGAGGCGGAAGCCTACAAACGCAACGCAGCGATCCTGGGATTGAAGGAAGAGTGGTTGAACC